CTCTTAAGCCTTGCTCGCCTACAACAAACAAAAGCTTGGCTTGCTGTTGCGTGCCATGACTAAACATACGAGACCACACCAAACGTGGCTCTACTAACATTCCACCAACTTTTTTTCTTTCGTTATACAGCCCAAAAATAATGGGTATTGGTGATGAGTAGTCTGCTAGCTCGTTTAAGGTGTCAAACCCTCTTGATGGGGTGAACCGGCTAGCGCCTGTGATGCTGTCCAAGTCAATCCGGCCTGACTTAGGGGCCGAAGGCATTTTGGGCTTTGGCGTCAGCAGGTATGAGACGCCAGTAAGAACCAAGCTAATTGCAAGGTTGATTAAAATAATTGCACCAGGCTCAAGCCCTGTTGCCTGAATATCGGGAATGTGCTCATACTCGGCAGGTCTTAATCGGCCACGCTGCCTAACTTCAGCTGCAAAAAGTTGATACTCTTCTTCTGTAATTCCAATCGTCTTGATTAATTCTCTTTCGTACGGAAGCAGTGGTACGTCGTAAGCAGTCGGACCGAAGACCATTGCACCTTCTCTGACATTCGATTGACGTACAAGATTCCCGTCTGCCATGTGACTGCGAATGCCCAGGATTGCTGTGGTAACAGCAGAATATCGCCATCATACTCAGGCTTCTCAATCCGAAAACCCCACTTCAGCAAATCACGCGATACTTCCCACTTGCCAGCTTCGTACCAGGACTGCTTAAACGGTGGTGGGTCAATGCCGATATGACCTAAAGCCTTGTAGCAAAGGTGAATGCAGTCAATATGGCCATCGCTGCCGTCAGCGCCTAGCCGATACGGCATCCCGATGAGATCAGCGCAGCCGGACATTATTGCTAACCGGCAAATTACCCACGATCCGATTTGTCAACGCACGCCTTGGCACGTCCGTTCCAACAGCATCTAAAACTGAACCTAGCTCTAAGTTCAGCGACGTGTTGTCCCATTGTCCTCCTAACACTTGCCCCGTGTAGGTATGCACAATCGTATTTGTTGCCGATAGACCCGTGTCAGGGTCAGGGTTTTCAATAATCAAGACATCAACTGCCATGATCCAAGTATTTTCAATAGCGGCTATCCCCCAACCGAGAGACACCTTGTTGACTGGGAAAACTAGCGTTGCCTCTAAGCCGTCGCCTGTGCGGTTGACTGTGACGCCAGAAAAGCCAAAAGGAACGAATCCATATTCAGATCCACAGTGTGTAATCTTTTTGCCAATAAAAAAATTCTGGTAGTGGTAGTCCACCGTTTGTCTAGGTTTTATTCGTAGTGCATGGCCAAAAGCAAAACTTGTCATAAGCCGATTCTCTTGCGGGTGCTACCGCTCATCTGTAATCGTTTTAGCGTGTTTTGTTCACCGCGTTGTGCGCCTTGTGCCGCTGCACTCTGCATCCCATTCTGGAACTGATCAGCGGTTACATAATCAACGCTGTTGATACGTTCCACGGTGTAGCGGACATCGATTGGTGCGGCAACTGCAGTACCGCCATCTTCGCTTGCAGAACCGCCACGGTTGTCAGGAATAACACCCCCACCACGCGAGCCGCGCGAATAACGCGACATGCTTTCACGCATTTTGGACTGAGGAATGATGTACTCAGGTTCGCCACCCTCACCAACAAGGCCAAGGGTTGGCTTGCTAACTACGCCACCTTGGTCAAACGCTTTAAAACCGCCGGAAACATAGTCACCTTCAGCCATATACGACTGAACAAGACCAACATTTAAGTTGTTCTCGCCACCACCGCCGCCCATTCCAGCAAACGCTTTTGCAATGCCAATCGCAATGTATTGAGCGATCATCTGTGCAGCGGTCTTGGCTAATACGTCAGCCACACTCTTCAATATGTCGGCAAACACTTGTTTGACTGATGTCGCTCCAGTAACCAACCCCTGCAAACCGTTGACTAGTGAACCGCCAATTGCATTGCCAATTCCCTGAGAAACATCAACAGCAACTTGCTGCAAATTATTTAGGTCTTCAGTGGCTTTACGAATGAATGCGTTTAAAGGCTGCTGCGCTACAGCCAGCTGCTCCATAAGATTGCCAATTTGTGCTTGCTCACCGTCTAAAAATCCTTGCCGATCAAGCTTCTTTAGCTCTTTTTCAATCTTCAGCCTGTCTCGTTCTGCTTGAGTAGTCGCTTGTGTTAGGTCTAATTCATGCTGAAGATTTTCTACTTGGGTTAAGTGCATTTCATTGCGTTGTTTTATAGTCTCTACATACTGTTTATTTATGTTCAATATGTTTAAATCGTTTTGAGCGCCAGCTCTTTTAAGTTCAGCCTCTTTTTGGAGGTTTGAAAGGTTTTTATTGTTTATTCTTTCTCTGTTGGCAGCAAACTTTGCTGCCTGCAAGTCCAAAGCAAAGTTCTTATCTTCTTCTGGAGTAGCTTTGCTGAATGGCGTGGGGTCAGGTAAAGGCTGCAATTCAAAAACACGTTGAGCAAGGTCTGCGGCAATTTCAGCGTTTGTCTGTTTTCGTAGAGCCTCAGTCGTTAATTTGGTTATCCGTAAGTTTGACTCTAGCGACGCTGTTTGTTTTTTATACTCCGCAGTATTAATAATTGTTTGCCCCGCTTTAGCACGTTCCTCAGTAGTGCTTTGTGTTGTATCTACAAGCATCTGTTTTATCTGTTTGTCGCGTTCGGCTTCAATACCTAGTATTTTGCGGCCCAAAACTAGCCGTTCATTTGCAAGTTTGTTTTCTAAACTTGTGTCGGGCAACTTGCGTTGCGCTACCGACAGATCTATACCTGCTTCTACAGCTGCATCAAGCAAATTACGCTTAAGTTGAGCTGACTTAACAACAGACTCGTTCAGGCTTGTATTCATGTTTTTAATCGCCTGATCAAGCTTTTCTGCGGCTGCTTTGCCTAAAGTAATCTCAATAGCCCAACGGCCAAAACGTTCTAAAACCTTACCAACTCCGCTAAGAAGGGTGTTAAGCAGAGCAACAGTTTTGCCAACTAACGAAAGGATTAACCCAATTGCTGCAGCGAAGGGTGCGCCAATAATGCCAAGCAACCCTGACGCAGCATTTACAGCTTCCTTAAAACCTGAATCAAGAATCCCAACAGCGTTGGCTACATTTTCAGCAGCCCCGCCAGCTAAACCTGTCTTTTTGGCAACCTCAGCCTGAATTAAAGCTTGCGCTTGAGTCAACTTGCCTTGCTCTTTTAGTAACTCAACTTGAATAGCCAATTCACTAGACACATTGCCTAGTGCGCTATTTAAACGATCTACATCAATGGATTGGATGGCACGCCCAAACTCTTGAGCACGTTCAACAGCTTGATCAATCTGCCCACCAACCGCACTAAACAGAATTTGCAAACCAAATCCGCCTTCGCCACCACCGGCAATCGCGCCTAGCGCCCCACCGGCTACACTCCCTGGGCCGCCGCCAAACAGTAAGGGAAAGCCTACGCCAAGAGAAAGATCTTGACGCATATTTTCTCCTCTGCGCTTTTTATCTCTTAAAGCAGAAACTCTATCTCGACGCTTAATAAGCTCTATTTCACGCTGAACAGAAGTTTGAAGCCCCTTAGACGTTCTGATTAGGTTAATCTGCTGCTTGTCAAATCTCGCAGCTTCCGAGGTGGCGGTCGTATAAGCGGTTGCTAAATTTTTTACCGCTACGTCTTGTTTTTTAAAATCTCCAGTAGACTTAAGAGCGGTTTGCGACATTAGATCGCCAAAAAGTCCCGCTTGTTTATTTACAGAAGCAAATGATTTGCCGAAATTGTCAAAATTGCGTACAAGGTCATTAACATTTTTAGACAATTTGCCTGAAAGATCTCTTCCCTTGCCTCTTCCTCCTTTGTTTAAATCGATAGGATCTTTATTTATCGCAGTAATTATTGACTGTAAGGATTCAAGCCTTCCTTCAAGCGCAGCAACCTCTCTGAGACCACCAACGATTACATCAATTTTTGCTTGAACTGACCCAGCCAAAGCTTTACCAGCAATCCAATATCGACACTCTACCTGCGCCTACGGGCCTTTGCTAACTCCTTCTCCTGATCTTCGTTCACAATTTTAAAATACGCGCTCCAGCCTAAAACCTCTTCTGCTGTCATCGTTGACCGTAGCTCCGACAAGCTCATGCCCAGTTCTTTGGCGATGCCAAACTGCAGCATGAGCCAGTTGTCCTTCCGAAGCTCGGCTCCTAGGATTTTGGGTCGATTGCCTCTTCTTCGTCGTCAGTCAAAATTGCCAGCATCAAGGATTGCAAGTCCTTATCCTTTACCTCGTTCTTAAGCACATCGACTTCACCAGCCAAGAACAAAGACTCTCCCCCCTCATCCTTAGCCTTGGTGATCAGCAACTGCAAGGCAAACGCATTGGCGTCATCCGATCCAGCACGCTTCTGAGCACGCTCACGTTCCGCCATTGTTAACGGAGCAACCCACATCTCAAACTCAGTCTTATCTGAAAGAGTAACTACTCTTTTTGTTGCTTCTAAGTTTGCAGCTTTCTTGAGACGGTCAATGGCGCGTAATGCCATGAGTTACAACTAATTGTCTTACTACACTAGCACTAAAAAAGCCCCTAACAATGTCAGGGGCCTCTTTATCATCAATCGACTATTAGCTCTTAGCGAAGTCGAATGTAGGAGCTGATGTTGGACGGAAGTTAATTGAAATTGCCTGAGCGTCGTCTGGAGTTACTGAGAAACTCGCAGAAGTCAGCACCGCTTCCATTGAAATGGAACGGCTAGCTGCATCGTCTGGCGTACCAGCTGAAACAACTGCATCCATATACAACTTGAAGGTTGCACCAGCTTGGTTGCGCTGGGTAACGTCTTCAATCAAACGAGCCGAAATACCGGTGTCGTCATCAGTGAAGTAGACCTCAGCTGAACCTGTACCATCCGCAAAACCAGAGATAAAGGTTCGGAATGGTGCGCTTTGACCCAAAGTGCCACCGATGCTTGTCACATCGATTTCATCTCGGGTTACTTCAAAGTTCCAAGAGCGCACGTTTGCAACTGCTTGAAACTCGGTAAACGCAATTGTGAAGGAGCTGGTGCCGTCAGCTCCGTCGTTTGCCAGGGCGAGGATAGAACCGCCTGCTGTTGCAGAAAACGTTGCTACTCCAGTAGAAGCGGTGTAGGTCTTGACGAAAACAGGAGTTCCTGCAA